TGATTCTAAGACTTTGTGTCTGAATTGTTCTCGAGCCTCGATATAACTGCATTCTGCCTTGCTATTACAATAGTAGAGTATTTCTCTTTGGAAGTTTTCTGTGCCTAGTTGTTCTATGTCTTTGTTAAGTTCGTCGTTTGAGCCATAATATTCGCGCCAGTCACTTTCTTTTGTTCCCCGGCGTCTGTTTTTTCTACCCTTAAGAGGTGGCTTGCTGGTTTTGAACCGTGCAAGTTTCTTCCCGATGTATTTACGATTATTTGTTAAATTTGTTATTAAATATACAAATCCAACACAATCCTCAGGTAGTGTTTCTATTTCTTTAGATTCGAAAAGCCATGTCATTCTAATTTAGATTTTGTTATACTTAGCTCTCCGATGTTGGTTGTACAAAATTTCCTTTTGCATTGCCCTGGGCTATCTAACAATTCAAAACTGTTATCGTTTAAGTTGCCCAAGAAATCATTTTCGCATTCGCCACTCCAAACATCTCCATTAGAATGAACATAAATTCCCGAGTACCCTGCGTCACATGCCCAACCCTTAAATTGATGTGTGTTGGTGTTGCGCAACTTATCTGCGAAGATATTAACAACATCACCATCCTTGTAGTATACACGGCAGTTGTAGTTATTGTCAGCCTTAAATTTAGTCATATTCTTTTATTTTAAATATTGGATAATCTCTTGTTTTCCTGGACATGTCAATGTGTTCTGTTTCGCTATAATTGATACCTGAACGTTTACAACGGGTAATAAAGCCTTGTACAGTATTCTTAGCCCATGGCTCGTGCATTATGTTTACCATAAAATATTTGCCACTGTTGGTCCTGCTGTACCTTGATAAAGTTTTTGCTGTAGCGAAGAACTTTTCTTCATCCATAAACTCTGTGTGAGTTGAAAATGTAATATAGTTTAAATTTTTAAACAGTTTTAAGTAATGATCTTGGCTAGCACTACCGTTGGTTATTAATCCAGTTTCGTACAAATACTCGCTATAATTTTCATGCAACCAATCAATGAACGGTAGGAAATCCTTATTAACAACTGGTTCTCCGCCACTAAACACTATTTGATACAATAACTTACGATGTTTTGTTTTTGCAAATATCTGTATCCATTGAGATTTTAGTTGTTCTAAGCTGGGCATTTCTTCATCAACACTATGACGCATAGGCCCACAGTACATGCAGTCGTAATTGCAACGCAACTGTATGGTCCATGTGATATAAAAAATACCACTGGTTACTGGTTCAACTTTTACAATTTCACTCATGGTCGTAATTACAGTAAATCACTATCTCCTCTATACAAGTATTATCTTGTGTTTGTGTAGCATACTTGATAAAATTTGAAATGTCTACCAGGTTTATTCCATTACCAGTCCAATTTGGTCTACTACGGCTTAGCTCAGTATCCAATCTGTCGGGGGTGATGAGAGTGGTCCTAAAAGGTACTGTGTTTTGTTTAAATGCTTGTGTGCCTTGCTTACTGGCATGTGATAATGCGGCTTTGCTGACTCTATATGTTTCCCAACGTGGTTCCGGGGCAACAATACTCTGCTCACCTACACTGCCAATGTTGAAGATATAACCTGTTTTGTTATGTTCCTTCCATGTGTCGTAGATTTTTATATACAAGTTGGTCTGACCAAAGTTAGCCCAGTCCTCTTGCGGCGGCCCATCAAATGCGTTGTTAACAATCACATCATAATCTATACTGCGAGCCGCGATGTCGTCTATGTTTTTTGTAATATCAAATCCGTCAGCTCTACTGATTCCGTTAGCAGTATCAAATACTTCTACTAGGTGCTTTCCCAACCCTCTGTTGCCGCCTGTTACTAATACTTTCATCTACGATTACCTCCTTGGTCCCAGACCTTTGTTAAACGTTTACCGCAAGTCATTGCACACTCAAACAGTCTATTGCCTGTGAAACTGCTGTGCAAGTCTTGCCAAAACTTGTTGTTGAATATGTCTGCTAAACTGTTGTTTTTAATAGACAAATTGTTTAATCCGTATTGATCTAAAAATTCTTTAACTTGATTAGGCTGTCCGCTAAGTGCATTGGCTCTTGGCAGTGTATCTGTGTCGTGAAATCTTAAATCATACAAATTGTGATTAAAAAAGTTACAAGGCAACACAACGCCTTCTGCATTTACTGCCACCTTGTTGCCTATTTCTGCATCACACTTAATTTCTGTTTTAGCAAAATAATCCTTAATATCCGGATACTCTGTCTTTAATCTAGTCAAACCCAGCATACTGTTGTTTCTGTATTGCTCTTGTGTAGGCAACTCCAGCTGGTATGCTACATCATCCTTGCTATTATACACAGGCCAACTGTTGAATTCAACCAGATTTTTATGATCAAAGAACCGCCCAGTTTTGCGCACCAGTATGTTGAAAAAACCGTACTCTTGTGCTAGTTGCTTTGCTTGTTCAACTTGATGTTCGTTGTGTTTAAACACAATGTAGTTCCACTGTGCTCTTCCGCCGCGGTCAATAAACGCTCTAGCATTACGTATAACCTTACTATAGTCTACATTTCTACGATACAAATCTAGTGTATCACTTAGACCATCAATGCCAAAGTCTATCTGACCGTAGCCTGCCATTATATCCGCTACTTCTTGCCAATAGTCTTCATTGTGTACACCTCCGTTAGTGTGAAAGTATAACCATAGCGTTGGATTTTTTTGTCTAAAAGTTCTCAGTATGTCCAAGAACTTAGGATGCATAATGGGATCACCGTAACTGCCGCAAAAGAATACTTGTCTTAGTCTTTGGCATAGATCTTCGGAAAATGCACGATCCAATATGTCAGCGTCTAAATGCACCAATGGCATATATGGATTTTTTCCGTAACCACAGAGATTACGTGGACATTGCGGACAAGCCGCATTGCAGTATGTGGTTATTTCAATTTGATACTCGTCGACAGAATTATAAGTTAACATTAGTGTTCATCTAATTTGGGAGGTGTTCTTCCTTTAAGGGTAGCAAGTATACTAAGAAATTCATCATGTACCCTTGGCTGATTGTATTGTAACTCTTTGGTAGCATAATGCAGTTCTATTCTACGCCTGGCACGTTCGCTATAATTTAGTGTAGGATTGGATGGTGTAGTCCATTGTGATTCTCCGTAAACCTCCGTTTCGTTTTCTGAGCTAACAAGAGGCAATGTGTGCCTGAACTTTACATCTAACGGGCTCCCTGGGAGTATTCCTGTAGTAAATCCCCATCTAATTAGTTTGATAACCTTAGACAATCCGTATTTTTGATATTTTTTGAGATATTTCAAATTGATTTGGTGATCATCGATAGTTTCAGTGGGATAGCCAACCTGCATCAAAAAAGTATTCTTAATTCCGTACTTTCCTGATGCATATAAATGGAAGTCAATATCTTCATTTGAAAACTTTTTACCCATATGATATCTAACAGGCTCACTGAATGTTTCTATACCAACAATTATATCTTTACCGCCGGCTAAACTCATCAAGCGATAGTCTTCTTCTGTGAATTGTTTTGCTGGCCTACAGATAAAATCTCCCAAGTATGTTAATTCTTTTAAACTAGGATACTTTTTGTGTGCAGATACTAACAGTTGGTTAAGTTTTTTAAATTCTGACAGACTTCCGTTGATCAGATTGTCAGTGAATTCAATATGCATAGTACCATAGTTTAAATGATGCTGTAGTATTTCTTCAAATATATGTTCCGCACTTCTATATCTAAACTTATCCCAAATAAACTTTACGTCACAAAAACTACAATCACGAACGCAACCTCTACTACCTGTAATGTAAGTACTAATTACACCAGTGTGTAAGTATTGTTGTGGTAGTATTTTATCATAGCAAGCAAACGGCATGGTATCTAGGTTACTAATCTGGTGTTTGTGACTGGTGTTGACCCAGGTGTTATAATTTAGTATATATTCTTTGAAACTTGCTTCTGCTTCGCCTAATATATAAGCATCTATTAGCTTGTTTTCTAGAACAACCTGGTAGAAAGGTCTATTATTGTTATCTTTGTCTGAAAAATCAGTTCCGTGTCCCCCTACTACAATTTTACTATTGGGATACGCCTGTCGTAATAACGGTAGTACCAAATGCGCACTGCGTATTGTTTCGTATGTAAATAAACTTACTGCAATAATACTAAAGTGCTGTTTTGGTAAATGCTGTACTACTAAATCCTTAAATCCCTGCAGTATCTTGTCAGAGCACTCTGTTGAAAAATAACTAAGCCAGTCCTGAAACTCCCTCCATTCCTCTGACGTTGCCGCTCTTATGGTCTGGAGGTTCAAGTCGGCAACTTCATAGTCCGCATCAATACTTTTGCAGATACCAGCAAGTCCGGCAATTACTGCTGGTGCTCTTTCTGCATCCTGTCTTGGCAAATTAACTAGTAATACTGTATCCACGACTCTCCAGTATCTGGTGTATTTCTGGCAATGCTGAGCTTTCTTGATTGTAACCAAGGTACTTCTGCTCTGCTTCAGAATCAGTATGATTCTTTATGTACTGTAAATCCAAGTTTTTTATAAACTCGTAATACCAATTGAAAAAGTCCTTGGGGAACTGGTACACCAAATGTCCGTTTAGATATAAACTGTCCGATTTTAAACGATCTACATTACCGTCTGCACAGTCTGTGGTACATAATATGTTATTCAAGAGTATATCATCTACCCACAGATTATTTACTTTTAACCATTTATCTGCAACAATTTGGTTATCCATTACCACTGTGTCTCTATCTGTTTTGTTTTTGTGAATTATCTTGACAACTGTGTCTTGTGAATTATCAACAGTATATTCTAATAGATTTTTCTGGGTTAATGTTTGGTCCGTAACCTGTTGATCATTGATGCACACTTCAACTGAAGGTCCTTGATTATAAACCAATCCGCACTCAATTTCAAAAGTAATTTTCATAATTCCCGTATGTTTTTGAAGAAATTTTTTGCGTCGTCTAGTGTTTGCTGACTACTTTTAAAGATGGTATCGTCAAGTTGTGGGCCTTGTTTGCGCTCGCGAATTATCCAATCAGTAAAAGGAGCAAAAAATTTATATCTCCAAGTTCCATTGTGGCCCAGATACAAGTTAGGGCAAATACTGTCTGGTAACTCCTGCATATCCTCAACGTAACTTAAACTGTATACTGGCCAGAATTCTCCTGTGTGCAATTCTCTATCAGTTAGTTTAATTCCATCAATGGCCATAGTATCAATATTAATAAATTTATCTACGAGAATATTACCTTGATCATCTAATACATGATCTTGATCTGTCTTTCCGTGATGTACAATCTTAAGTTCGTGTTCGCCGGCATTTAAGTCAATGACTCTGGAGAACTGGTCAACAGCAGATCCTTCGTACAACACAACATAGTCGTCAATTAATATTTTAACATTGGGGTCGCCTAGTTTTCTACCTACATTGAATCCAATATCTAAACTAACTTGCACTAGTGTATTACTCCTGCTAGTTTGTGTAATCTTGTGGTATAGTTATCCATTAGTAACTTCAATTGATCATCGCCTTTCCAGAAAGTATAACCTAAACTAGTAGCATACTCCTGTGCTTCGATTCTGCGCATAATACGCTCTTTATAGGTCAAAGTTGGGTTTGTTTCGCAATGCCAATCTGGGCCTTGCGGTCTATTACCATTTGTGCCTACTATGTTTAGTTTTGAATAATCTGTGTAAATTGGCGATCCTTCTTCAATGGTTAATGTTGTGCCAAGGTTAACACCAATTACAGTCCCGTCAGCAACATAAGGCTGGTAACGTTTTAACATTGTTAGTGTTTCGTTAAAGTCGTCTCTGGTTTCTGTGGGAAATCCTACAATCAGTAACAAGTACACAGTGATCCCGTACTTACTAAACATTTTCATATTATAATCTAAGTCAGCGTTGTTAAAGCCTTTACGCATGTCTGCCTTAACACGATCACTCCCGGACTCGACGCCAATTACCATACATTCAGCACCTGCTGATCCCATAAACTTAAAATCTTCTTCGGGCATTATTCGTTCACTACGAACAATGTAATGACTGCTGTATTTAAAGTGTCGCTCTGGTAAATTGTTTTGTGTGTAGTAATCCATTAAGTTATGATTAAACAACTTAAAGTCTTTTACACTACCGTTGCATAATGCGTCGTGAAAGAAAAAGTCTTTCACTTGATACTTTTCGTAGTAATGTATTAGTTCGTTGCTGAGTTTAGTACCGTTTTTGTACCTAAACTTTCCGTGCCAAGTTGGGATATCGCAAAATACACAATTTCGCACACAACCTCTGCTAGTCTCTACAGGTAACACACCTTGTTCGTACCCACTGTGATATCGTTTTATATCAAAGTCTGAGAAGTCCAAGAAACTGTGCGAGTTAACATCACTTCTATCTGCTAAGGTATCTGTATCAATACCCGGTGTATCAAACTTTCCGTCAATTATCGCAGGGATAGTGGTTTCAGCCTCGCCTCTGATCCAGTGCGCAATTAGCCCTTGCGCCTTCATTTCGTGCGCAAACTCAGGCTTGCTAGAATAACTTCCGTTTTCTTCTTTAGTCATGCCCTGCCCACCAATAATCGCAGGTATATTACTTTGTGTTTTCCACAATGTTAAGAAGTCTCTAGTAAATCGTTGTGCTTGCCAAGTAAACACACTTATAAAAAGATATTGCGGATTAATCTGTATAATCCGATCAACCCAGTCTTGCATCCATTCTGTGTATGCAGTTTGGTCATGTTGATCAAGTTGATTCAGATGATTAAAGAAATAGTCATCGATTGTGTTATAAGATTGTTCCGAAAAACGACTTCCGAATTGGTCGTGAAAATCTAGATTAATATCCAGTACCTGACTTTCTAGTCCTTTACTTTTTATTATACTTTTTATTATAGCCGGAGCCGCACTTGGTCTCAGCGCCGCTACCCGGGGAACGGTAAGTATTACAGCAAACATTATCCCATTTCAACATCATTACTATAGTTAGTAAATCCATTTTCCTTTATTACAGTTAACACATTGTTAACACGCCCTGCTAGTTCATCTTTGTGTGATACTAACCACACACTGCGATTACCTTCACGTGCCATCTTTTTAAGTATTGCTAAACTGTTTTCAACACCACTAGCATCCATGCCAGTGTCAATTACTTCGTCGATAAACATCAAATTGATCTGTTGATATAAACTTTCCCACACATCACGGAATGCCCAACTCATACTTAGTATCAGTCTGTTGCGCTCACCCCTGCTTAGATTATCAAAGTCAAGTTCTCTACCCAGTTCCTCGATGCTTACTGTTAGATCGTTATTAAACTGCACAGTATGCGGAAGTCCGATCCTATCCAAGTACTGTATTAGTCTTGTGTTGAGATAGCTTAGATTTTGATCTATAATGCGCTTACGTATAAAACTGTCCTTGTTTGTTAACAGTTTCAATAAGAAATCTTGGTGTTCCTTTACATTAGTTAACGAGTTTATTTTAGCATAATCAACTTCTTGTACTGCTTGTATTTCCATTTCAGTAATCTGTTCTTCATAAGGATCAGATTCTGCTAATTTTGTTTCAAGTTGATTGGTTAAGTTTTCGATTGTGTTTTTATGATTGATTGCGTCTTCTTTTGAGTCGTAGAACACATGGGGGATTGGCCCTGGGTCGCCGAGCTCTGCAAGTTTGTCAACTTGAATTTGTACTTTTTCTTTACTTTCATTGTGTTGCTGTTCCGTTTCTGCTAGTGTTGCTCGTTTCTTTTCTAATACTTCTAAATGCTTTTCGTCATGTATTTCTTGCCCACATGCATAACACTCATGCTTTTCCAACTTGGCAATCTCTGAAGTTAAACTCTTAATATGCTTCTCTAATCGTGTAGATTCTTGTTCTCCTGATACACGCCAACGATTTGCTTCGCTTATGTCCTTGGATACTGCACCGTGCTTATCCAGTGCATCGTGTGCAGACAGCTCTGCTTCAATGTCTATACTGTCCAAGTTTTCAAGAGCTTTGGCCAACTTATCAATTTCTTCTTGTTTTTTGTTTTTCCACAAGGTTTGCCTGCGACGTGTTGCCTCCACTTGCTCTTGTACACGCTCGTTAGCCTCTTGCACTGCTTTGATACGATATTCTTCTTCTGTGATATCGCTTTTGGTTTGTTTGTTTTGTTCCTTGAGGGTGTCGGCCTTTTCACTTAGCATGGTAATGCCCAGTAACTGCTCAATAATAGTGCGTTGATCGTTTGCACGTAGACTTAAGAAAGGCTCTGTATATGTATTTAGCGCCACAATGTGTTTGAACATGTCGTGACTCATGTTCAACATGCGCTCTATTTCTGCTTGTGTTTCCCTTGAATCACCTTGTGACTCATCTGTAATCTCTTGCTCTTGCCCACCAACATAAAATGCCACAGTGTTTGGCTTACGTCCACGTTCAATTTTGTAGTCAACACCTGCATTTTCAAACTCAATAGTGACCAACATGTTTTTGGCGTTGGTCTTGTTGATTAAATTGTCTTTACGTATTTTAGTCAGTGCTTCGCCGTATAGTGCATAACTTAGCGCATTAATAATTGTAGTCTTGCCTGTACCATTACGTGCGCCAGTATCGTCGCCACCTAAGTCTAGATTTTGACCTAACACAAGAGTTAAATCCTTGCGACCAAAATTAACAGCCTGGGTAGAGTTACCCACGCTCATAAAGTTTTTTACTGTTAGATTCTTTACTTTAAACATGCTGTATTATACTATAAGTTCCTGTAGATGTCTAACAACATATTGGGACTATACTGATCACTATGGATATTGCTCAGTTGATTAGTAACAATAGTGTCTACACTTTCAAACTTGATATTGCCCTGGGTATCAAAATTTATGTCATCTGATATTTGTTTTTGTGGAATAAGCGTGATCTCTCGTAACTTGTATTTGCCCACAAATTCTTCTTTGATAAATGTTGCTTCTTCATAACTGATATCTACATCCAAATCAACACGCACATGCATGCCGGGTTGTAGTCTTGCTTCGGTGTGTTGTAGCAGGTCACTTAATTGATACACACGATAGCGTGGCTGATCTGGCCAACTAAAGTATTCAGGGTCTTCTCCCCACTCTAACACCATCATGCCACGTTGATCATCTGCGGCATCTGCATAGTTGTGTGGGAAGCAGTTGCCAATATAGTGTATGTTGCGTTGCACTTGACGCTTGTGGAAGTGTCCTGTGAACACCGTTTCGATACCACCAAATGCTTCTGCTTTGATTTCACCATGGTCAGGCATCTGCACCATAGCATTCATAAAGAAGTTGGGCAACTCAAAGTGTCCGAACATGTACTTGCCTGAATACTTGGGCACACGCTTATAATCTTCGCCTACCATCCATGGTGCAAAGATAACATCGCCTTCCTGTAGCCAATCGTTCATGATATGTACGTTGGGTAAGTGTCTAGCCCATTCTACACTCTGCACATCACGCTTGTCTCTGTAGTACAAATCGTGATTGCCCGGAATAAAGAACACATGATCAAAGTTGTTGTTTAGATGCTCCAGTGCTTTGAGACTGTAGTTCAACGTAACAATATTGATACTGGCACGATTGTTATGCCAGTCACCTGTAAAAATACAAGTTTCACATCCTTCTTCTTTGGCTTTAGCAGTAAACCATTTGATGAAGTTTAAACAGTCTTCATTGTGTTGAGTACTGTTGCTTTTCAGCCCAAAGTGGATATCCGTGCATAGGGCGGCTTTTTTAAATAGGTTAGTCATCTAGCAATTATAACAGATAAGATTACAATGGTCTAATAGATTGGCAAACTATTCTCCGTTGCCATCGCTGTATGTTCCAGATGGTTTTCCACCTTTGCCCCATCCAGTTTGTCCTTGTCTGGTGTAGCTGGGCGTTAAATCATTCATCTCCAATATGTCATCACGTATGTTTTGATTGCGTTTTTCAATATTGAGTACCCTGGTAAAACTATTAGTAATAGCGGCAGTGTAGTAAGCAAACGGATTTTGACTCTTTGACTCGTCAAACTGCAACCCAATTTGGCTTAACTGCAACAATGCTTGACTACGCATTTCGTCATTGTATGTGTATCCACGCCAGTTACTACGAGTAGCATATCGCTCACACAGTTTCATAAACATGTGCGCCAACTTGTTGGTCATAGCA